GTTGAGATAAACGCCCCGGTAATCGACCCACGTCGCGCCGAAAACGAGCCGCGCTTTCGTCTCCAGGCCGTCGACCTCGAAACCTTCGCGAGTCTCGATAAACACGCCTTCCTCGCCTTCGAGGTACGCGTAATCGATCGAATTCACGTCGGCCGGATCCGCGACCAGGTACCAGCGGTAATCGGTAATGCGGCCCTCGACGATCACAGTCAGGCCCGTATTCCGGCTGTCGTTGATCGCGCCGGGGGTGTTCGGCGTGTAGTTACTCGAGGTGTATTGGTAGGCGGCGAGCGATTGTTTCGGCCCGACGATCAGGAAGCGCGGCACGATCGACAGCGCTTCGCCGTCTTGCGAGGTTTGCGACGCCATCATTTCGCGGCCGAGCGCCAGCGACTCGGTATTGATCGGGGTCCCTGGGTTCGTATAGTTGCCGTGTTCAACCGAAAACACGGTGTTCCCGTCGGGCAATTCCGGATTCGACAGGAGCAAATCCCAGACAATGTCGGATTCCTTGCGCATGGCCGCGCGGCCGAGCATGGTCGGAATGCGATCGAAAACCCCGAGGTCGTCGTTAACGATCGCCTCCCAGGTGATCGCCACAATTTCGCCCCATTTTTCGACTTTCAGTCGGCCGCCGTTCTCGCCGAAAGTCCCGTATTTATATTCCCCGCCTTCGTTGACCTTCTTAAACGGACTCAAATCGCCGAGCGAAACGAGCGCGACCTCCTTGAAATCCGGGACGGTGGTCCGACTGGTCCAGTCGCGGAATTGCTGGGGGGCGGCGGCATACGCGGCGAGTAAAACTTTGCCGATTGAGTTCGCCAGGATCAGCGGGAAATCACTGGTCGAGTGCATCCCGGCCGCGCGCATTTGTTGGCTGCTCGAGTTCATCGCCGCCATAGCGATCTCGCGCGGGGTCATGCCGCGCGGGTCGCCGCCGGCCGCGCGAATGCACTCGGCGCCCATCGCGACCAGGTTCATCCCGCGATATTGTTTCCACTCCGGTTTGACCTCGACGCTCCCAGGGCGAACGCGGTTCCGGATCATTCCGGTCATGGCCTCGCGCATGGTCATATCAGGACCGTCGCCAAAGCGCAGCAGCTGGCCGGTTACGGTTTTCGGTTGCTCGGCGTGACGCTTGGCGAGGACCTCGAGGATCGCCTCGCCCGAGGCGCCGACGTCCAGGTTTCGCGCGACGATGGCGTCGAGTTCTTTCGGATCGAGGCCGACCCTTTCGCCGATCGTGCGAACGCTGGCGACGCGGGTCCGTTCGGTTTCGACGGCACGTTGCGCGGCGGCCGCTTCTCCGGCTTCGCGATCTTTGCGGGCTTGTTCCTCCGCCGCGCGTTTTTCTTCCTCGGTCATGGTGGTGCCCTCTATTGCGGGGAGGTGATCGACAGGGTCAACCTGTCGGGTCGGAAATTCGGTGGTGTGCAGCTGGCCTTTGTAGTCCGCCGCGCGGGTGCAGGCCTGCAGGTCGCGCACGGTCGCGGCCGAGTCGAAACCGACTGGCACGAAAGAAACCTCGAAGGGTTCCCAATCGACGGCGCGGTAAATCGGGAGGACGTTGTCGGCGGTGTCGGTGATGGCGTAGCGGTTGACGAAATAGCCGACGCTTAGATTTCGGATGATCCCGCCGACCACTTTTCGATAGACCAGGTCGCTTGCTTCGTCTTCGGCGAAACGGACCTCGGCGACCGCGTTTTCGCCATCGATCCAGGCCCTTTCGACGACCCCGATCACGCTCGACAGGTCATAGCGTTGATGCGTATCGAGTAGCGGGGCGCCGTTGTTCATGCGCGTCATGTCGATAGCGCTTTCGGAAATCTCCAGTTCCTCGAGGTATTCGCCGACCTCCCAGGACCAGCGCAGGCCGCGCGAGCCGGTCGAGAAAACGACCTCGACGGTCCTGGTTTCGATGTTCATCGTTTCCGGACGGATCGCCGCGCGGACTTGAAACGCCGGTGTTTGGCGTTGCTCGGTCGCGGCCTGGCCGTCCGGTTTAGGTTTGGTTTTGGTGGTCATGCTTTCGACTCCTCGGCCGGTTCGTCGTCGGTGGCGTCTTCGTCTTCGGTAGCGGGGGGATCGTCAGCGGGAGGGGGTTCGTCGGTGCTGCTCGAGTCGTCGCCAGCGGCGGCGGCGGATCCCGCTCCCACAGCGCCGACGTTGCGCGGATCGCAGTCGAGGACAATCCCGAGCTTGTCGAACATCGCGTTATCCGCCGCGATCGCCTGGGCGAGTGCCTCCGGATCCGGATAACCGTTCTCGCGCGCGGCGTCGGACCACGAAATCTGGCCGTTTCGGATCGCGTTTTTGATGGCGTCGATTTCGTTTTTCGGGTCCAGGACCACGCGGCGCGGCACGATCCAGGAGGCCGGTACCGGCTCGAAAACGCCGCCGTCCGGGACTAGCATTTGTGCCGCCATAAACCAGGACCAGACGCCCTGGCACAGCGACGGTATGACCATGCGTTTCTGCCAAACCCCGATCCTTTCGTAAAAGCGCAGCCAGCCCATGCGGCCCGAGGTGTAATTAACTCCCTTGAGGTCGCCGGTGAGGACTTCGTAAGGCACGCCGAGGCCGCACGCGACGGCGTGCAGGGCGAGCCAGGTGTAAGGCTGATAACCCGCGAAGGTAGGAGGGGAGCCGAACGTTACGGATTCGGTCGCGCCGAGTTGCTGGATAATCCCCGGCTCGACGTGACTGATCAGGTCGGGGCGGGTACCAGGAGGGAGCAGGTCGCCGGTTGGATCGCTCGACACGAACGCCGCGAAACAGGCCGCGACCTTGGCTTGTTCGATTGTCGCGTCGTCCATTTCGTCGAGGTTTTTCATTCGTTGAATGACGGGCGCGAGCCAGGTCGCGCCGCGTACCTGGCCGGGGCGCTCGGCCAGATAGACATGGATCACGTCCTCGGCCGGGACCCGCTTCGACTCGGTATAGGACCGATAACCCATCGCGCCGGGGTGTTGCGAAAACAGCCAGTAGGCGGCGCGCTTGCCGATCGCGTCGAATTCCACGCCCTGGATAATCTGGCCGCCATTGGCGAGGCTCGCGGTTTTGCCTTCGTCCAGGTAATCCGCCTCGAGGACCTGCAGTTGCAGGGGGACCGCGAGGCCGTCTTTCACTTTGCGCCAGCGCCGGCGGATCAGGACCTCGCCGCTCTCGACGATCGCCGTCATGATCAGGTGTTGCATACCGTAGAACGTATTGAGGCCGTCGGCGTCGCACTCGGTCGTGCCGGCCCAGCGGTCCCACAACAGCGCGAGTTTTTTGTTCGCGGCTTTCGAGCGGCCTGCAGGGCGGGGAATGATCCCGTGCCCGACGGTGTAGTCGGCGATCGCGGCGACGCCGCTGGTAGCGTAAGGATTATTTCGACGTTGATCCCGAGCGCGGTTGCGCATACGGGCGAGGGCGGGGGCGAGTTCGCTATTCGCGTCGTTGCCGCCGGCTTTCCATCCGGCGTTACGGCGGCCGACGGCGGCCGCTTCGTAGGCGCGTTTGACGCCTTCGCCGATCAGGTTGTAACGCGCGACGTTGAGTTGCGAGCGAGCGCGGCGTTCGGCGAGTCCGGGAAACAGCCAGTCGAGGACGTTACCCATGACAGCCGCAACCTTGGCTCGCTATGTGATAACCGCCACAGCAGCCGCAAAAACTCCCTTGACCGGATCCGCCGCCGGCGTACTGGAAACCCTTTGTAAAACTCGAGAATGTGACGCGAGGAGTCGAGGCGATCAGGCCGAGGCTTCGACCGATCATGTTGTAAATGCGGACCAGTTCCGACAGCGATCGGTAGGTCACGGTTTTGGTTTGGCCGGCGCCGCCCCACGTCACGGTGGTGACGCCTTCGGCGATCGCGGCCTCGAGGGCTAAAAATTGCTCTTGTGAAAATGCCACGATAAACCCTCGGGTTCTCGTGGCGTTCCTTCCCCTAAACGCCCCGTCATTGACGGCGCGCTGGTCCTTCCCCTAACTAGCGTGCATTGCTTAGGGGCTTAGGTTAGACCGTTTTTTTTGCGACGCAAGGGGGGCGCTTATAACTCGAGTTCGATTTGCGCGCTCGCGGTCCAGGTCGCCGCGCTGTTATAGCTTTCGATTCGACTCGCGATTACCTCGGCCCGCTGGCCTGCAGTCGGCGGCGGGTACATTCCGAAACGTGCCAGGCTTCCCGCGTTGACGGCGGCGTTCGTTGAGTCCGCGCTCGCGAACGGCAACCGGGAAAAAATCGCCGGGTCGAGCATTCGCAAACCATGCAACCGACAGCAGGGGCGGCCGGCGCCGTCGCAAATGGTCGCCATCGCGTCGCCGATTCGCTTCCACCATGTATCCGCGCCAGGCGTCGGCCAGGCTCCGGAACTCCCGAGGGCGACCGTTTGCCAGCCGTTCGCCAGGTGCCACAGGCGTTCGAGTGATTCGTTCAAATGCCAAACAGGCACGCCGGGGAGGTGCGCCGGCCATTGCTCGAGGAGCCGATCGTTATCGGTTTCGGTGCCGTCGATTACGTCAGGGATCAGCGCCCAATCAAAACCCGGATGTTTGCGCCAGTCGTCGACCCATCGGTAATACGCGTCGACGTCGAGCGGCTCGCCGCGCTTCCACGCCGAAAACGCGCCGTTGTCGAAGGCGAACGACTGGCAGGCCTCGGCGATTATGGCTAGATCATCCTGGCGCGGGAACGGCACAAGCGCGTGCCGGCCGAGCAGAAAGCGCGCTTTGTCGGTGAGGGTCCCGCCGATCGGCGAGCCGTGATAGGGGATCAATGCCGACGGTCCCAATAGGTCGAGCGCTTGCGACCTGGTGCCGCCGCCGGTTCCTGATTTCCTGATTTCCTGATTTCCGGTTTTTGCGCCTGGTGCGAGGTTTCCGAGGCCTCGGCCGGGGCGGGTTCCAGGGGTGGCGCGATTGTTTTCTCCAGGCCGAGCGACTCCTCGACCGCTTGCCAATACTCCTCGGTGAACCGATCGACGCCGGCGAGGTAGGCCGTCGCCCTGGCATAAACCGCCGTGTCGAGGACCTCGACCCGTGGCCGCGTCGGCTCCCACAGGATCGCCACTTTTCCCCGGACCAGGCGTTGAACACGGCGCTCGCCCGTCAGCTGGGCGAAAAACTCCGGATCGAGCGCCTCGGGAAAGTGGATAAACCCGGTCGGCGCCGGCTCGCCCAGGCCTGCAGGCAGCCGAGCCAGGTCCGCGTAGAGTTCGTCTTTGATCAGGTTCACGCCGACCCGGTAGAGTTTGACGCCGCGTTTTGCGCGCTTGCCCTTGTCGTCGCTGGCGACGTTCTTCGCACTCGCGACCATGACGGTTAGGTTCTCGCCTTTCAAAACCTTGACCCGCGCCGGGTCCTGCAGCGCCGCCCAGCGGTAGACGGTCGCGGCCTGGTCGCCCGAGTCGACGCCCATCGCCTGCAGTTTCATTGCCACGCCCGCGTAGGTGTGAGGCCATACCTCCGAGAGCATTCCCTCGAGTTTTTTCCAGGGCGAATCGGCCGACTTTTCGTCGCTGGTGTCGCCCATGAATTGCCGGTGATCGACTAGCCAGCGCTCGCGGTTGCGCCCGTATGCCCATAGCGTGACGTCGAGCCAGCCGTTTTTGCCGCCGCCCGCGCCGCGTTGCACGTCGACCCCCGCGTAAAGCAACAGCCCCCCCATCGGTACGACGTTGCGCTCGAACTTTTCCCGGCGCCGAAACAGCTTGTCGGTATCCGGCGCCTCGCCGGCTTCGTTCCAGGTTTCAGCCAATACGCAATTGGTGAAGGTTTTTAACTTCGCGGGTTTACCCTGGGCGCCCTCCCACTCGAGGGCGATTTCCTCCCAGGACTTAAACCCGACCGGCGAGTAAAGCGCCGTCAGGTGGTAGCCGCGCCGGTGCCGATTGTCCGGGTTTTGCGGGACCCATCCGAAACGTTTATCGCCGGCGACGTTACGGCGATCGGCCTCCTCGAGCATCCAGGTCTTGCGGTATTCGTCGATCACGCCCTCGCATTCCTGGCAATGGTAGCGCGCCGTTTCGGGGAGGCCCTTCGTCCATCGCAGGTGTTTGAAAAGGAACACGATCGGCAGGTCGCAGTAGGGACACGGCATTTTGTAAACGCGTTGATCGCTGTCGTCATACAGCGCGGAAATTTTGCTCGATCCCGTGTTGGTCGGGGTCGACGCCGCGACGATTTTTTTCCGCTTGCCGAACGCGTTCGTGCGGTTGCGCGCCAGCTGCTCGGGGTCGCCCTGGTCGCCGATTTCCACTTTCCATTCGTCCAGTTCGTCCATGTAGAGATAGCGGATCGACGCCGAGCGCAGGCCCGCCGTACTGCTCGCCCATTTGAAGAACCAGACGCCGCCGGCGAAATCTTTCTCCTCGAGGTTGTTCCCGCCGGCGCCGCGCTTGCCGGGGAACTTCGCCGCCAGGGTCGGACATGCCTCGATCATCGGGTCGATTTTTTGTTTAACCAGGCGCTGGGCGAGGTCTTGCGAAGGCTGCAGGAACAGGCCGGGGCCCGGTGCATGGTCGACGACGTAGCCGACGCCGTTTTCCATCAGCGCGGTACCGCCGATTTGCGTCGGTTTCATAAAACAAAACTCGATCACGGGCGAGCTGATCGAGAGGTTATCTTGCAACTCGCGCAGGTACGGGGTGCGCGAGGTGCGCCAGCGACCCGGCTCGGGCGAGGATTTCGAATCGAGGACCCGGTTCGCGTCGGCCCATTGCGACACGGTGAGCGTCGGGTCGGGGAGGAGGCCGGCGCCGACCTGGTCAGCCGCGAGTTGATAGGCGCTGCAAAGCATCGGCGGCCTCGCTGAGCATGGCGTCGAATTCGCCCTGTAGGATTTGGTCTATCCGGTGTTCGTCGCGCTCGCTCGCCAGGAGCGCCGCCAGGCGGGGGCGCAATTGCTGCAGGCTGTCGCGGAAAGTTCGGCCGACCTGGAACAGCGCGGTCGCGAGTTCGGTCTTGTCGACCAGCTGGCCGGCGCGTTGCTTGTATTCAAGTTCCGCTTTTTGCGCGGTGTAATACTCGCGCGTCGCTCGGGCGTCCTGGTACTTGTCCATAATCCCGGCGGCCCGCTCGCCCCGGCCGTCGTCGTCCGGCGCCTGGTCGTCGTCCGGATCCGGATCGTCCGGCGCAACCGCCGCCACTCGCGCCCGCGATCGTTTGGCTTTGCCGCCGTTGCCGGTCATGTTCCCCGCCGCCCGCGCGCCAATGATCGAGGCGACGACAGCGGTCGCCTCCTCGAGGTCGGTCATACAGGTGACGCCCTTGTCGTTCTTACCGAAAATGGACTCGGGCAGGCGCCCGTTACGGCGGGCGATATGGATCGCGGCGTCGGAACATCCGACTCGGCGCGCGACTTCGCTGATCGTGCAGGACATAACGGCGACTCACTGGCGCGTTATTCCCCCCGGCTTTAGGGTTGTCCATTGCGCACGATTGCGCAAGTCTAGTGCCGGATTTCCGGATTTCCTGAATCCATCGCGGCGAGGATCCGGCGCAAGTCGACGTCGGCGAACATCAGTAGGTTTCCGTCGTGTTCGTAGGTGTCGGCTCGAAACATCATGACGCAACCGGCATAAATAATCGCCGCCGGCGACGCGCCTGGTCGCTTGTGGGCGTCGTACATTCCCGCCGTTTTAAATCCGAGTCGTTCGTAAAACGGGATTAGACCGGGTTGGCAAATCAGCGTCATGACCGGGTGCCTTTCGAGTAAGACTTTGATCAGGCCCGACCCGGCGCCAGTCCCGCGAAACTTCCGCTTGATCCAGATTTTTTGCAGCGACACGCTTTCGGGGTCCGCGCCTGGCATATACAAAACGGCATAGCCGATAAACTCCCCCGTCCTCGGGTGGCCCATGCAATAAAACCGCAACTCCTCGGCGTGCGACATTTCCGCCAGCATGTTACGGATTTCCGCTAGCGCCGCCCGAGCTTCATCGGGCGTCGAAGTCAGCAAACGGCCCATCATAAACGGCACGGTAAAAAGATCCTGGCCCCAGCCGCGCGCCTCCAGGTCGAGCGCCTGGTTAAAGTGCGCGCGTTGCTCGGGCGTTAGTTCGTCGTCGTTTTTGTTCATTGTTTCCCCCTTCCTGTTTTCCGGATATCAGGAACGCGTGACGGTGCGCGCGTGAATCTCCTCGCGCGTGACGCTTACGATCAGCATCGAGTAATGGTATTCAACGTCGCCCAACTCGGCCTCCTCCTGGTCGGCCCTTTCGAGGTGGTAATCGCGCGCGTTGCGCAGGTCCTCGAGGTCCATAAACTTAACGGCCTTGCGCAGTATCTCGACAATACAATCCATCAGGCTCCCCCCTCACGCCGCGCCAGTTCGTCGCGGATGATCGAAACCGTCAGCCGCTCGCGATGGTAGTCCGCGTGCCGAAAGTTTTCGTCGGCGTGTTCGGCTAGTGCGTTGTGCCAGTCGAGCGCCGCGCTTAATTGCGTGACGCTTAATCCGCGAACCTGGTCGCGTAGGCCCTGCTCGATCTGGATCATGTCGGTCATGATTTCGGCGCGTCGCGTTGGGGTCCGCCAGTGGGGCGGCTGGCCTGGGCGATCGGATCGCCGATAATGGCGAGGCGTTGGGCGTCGAAATATTCGGTCGACGGTAACGCCCCGTCAGCTTTCACGGGCGGCGCGACGCCGTATTGTATGCAACCCGTAATGTATTCAATCCGGCTTACGACGCGGCCGGTAAACCCGGTGATCGAATCGCGGACCTCTGAGCCTAGAACGATTGGCATTATTTCCCCTCGGCGCGTTGCGCCAGTTCCTCGCGGATGATCGACAGGATCAACAGTTGACGTTGATACGCGGCGCCGTCGCCGGTCGCCTGGTAGTGCGCGGCGTTGTCCTGGTGCCAGGTCAGCGCCGCGCGTAGTTCGCGGTTATTGAGGGCGCGCACGTTGGCGCGCACGTCGTCGGCGTAGGCGGTCATGCGATCGCCTGGCCTGCAGGCGGGACCAGGGCGACAAAGTCCCGGTGCAGCTGCTCGAGCCTGGCGACCGTTTCCGGGGTCCAGCCGTGGCGCTCGCTGAGTTCCTCGAGCGATTCCTTATCCCAGCCGATCACGATCCCCCACGCCCAGGCGTCGCGAGTTTCGGCGCCCTGGTCGCGGGCGTTAAACGCCAGGGCGGCGGCGAGGGATTCTTTCGGGCAAGTGTGTAATTGCATGATCACGGGAAAAACCCCCTCTGAGTAATAGCCCTTTGAGGCTAGACGCGTGCTACAAAAACGCCATACGCGAAAACCCGCCCCGTGTCGAGGGAGGTTTCGACTCCCGAAAGTTGCCTCGACAAAATCGAAATTCTGTAGACCAAAAATCCGCCGCCGTCGACGCCTGAAATAGGGGGGTATTTATTGGCGTGAATTAATACCCCCCAATAAAAAACGGGGTTCCTGATATCCGGAAACCCGGAACGCCTGGGGGTTTGGTTGTAGCACGTCACAAGCGTGCAAGAAGCTCGGCGACTTATAACCGAAAGCTATCAGGACAGGCCCCGGTCCTAACC